CTTTCCTAAAACGCGTGGATTGTGGAACGCAAGGTGCTGCAAGGGATATATTTTCGAAATTCGCATATATCTCGTAAGAGGCTGTAGGGGAGCCAGCTACTGAGATAAGTGGAACATAAGGGAATATACGAGCATAACCTAACACTCCCATAAGCGCACTAGAAGAAACTATAGGCAAGTGGGACAAGGAGGCAACATAAGGTACACGCAGAATTGCTTCTGTTTCAAGATTTATGTCAATTTCAACATGAGGGAGTTGAGTAATAGTTGTGAGGTGGGCAAACTTAGTTGTGTTAACAATATCAACATCGGTAGAGCCAAGTGTGGGGCAAAAAGCTAATATGTATCTTCCAGCTTGAAATTTATTTGCGTTGACCTGAAATCGTAAAACGATATCAGCACGCATACCTAAAAATCCTTTTAGCTTGGAAGCGTATGGTTCGAGAACAGTTAAGTCACCGGGTAAAACAAGATTAGTAAATGTAGCATTAATATCTGTAGAGGTAAGATCACCAGAGCGAATCCTAATGGGTTTCATCAGGAAAGCTTTGAGGTCTTGCTCAGCAGACAAATCAGCATTCGTTAATAATTGGGTATTTAGTGGCGTTAATGAACTCATACCGGATACGACAGTATCAGCGGAATTTGTAAAATTGGTTGTCGATGAGGGGAGGGTTGAAGTTACGTTTTCGTCAAGAACTTCGGACACGAATAAGGGGTTATCTATTGTATTGGAGACTCGGTTTGTAACACCGTGATAGAGTCGTTTCACGATGCTTTGACCTTCTTTAAGTTTATAAGCTGTCTTAATGTAAATACATCAGCTATAATCCAGTAGCAGTACGGTTCCTTTCAAGAAGGTTTATTATTGGAGACCGTAAGATCACACTGTACACTTTACGCGTGCTAAACGCCTTTTTAAGATTACAAGGTAACTGTTAGATTTGCGTCGTTTCGGACGTAGTAGCTTAGTACCAAGCCTCAGAGTCCTTACACTTCAGCAACAGGATGTTGCGAGATGTAATAGGGGGGACTGAGTTGCATTTGGTTTTGTAAGCACTAAGGATGCGAGGAGCCCATTCCTTAAAAACAGGAGGTTCATGAAGGGATAGCTCTCTCAAAGTGGTTTCAACATTAGAATCCACTATTTCCATGGGATTGGCGCAGTCCTTGGTCCAGTAAGGGATCTCAAGAACAGTTTCTAAATCTAATGGGGCACAATATCTATCATAGACAGGTTCATAACGAAACTTACGTTTCAAAAAGGCAACTTCTGATAGCTTTCTCAGCTTATCAGATGCTACACCTTTCAATTCGTTAGTATAAGTC